GCCAACTGCCATTGAGCAGGCAGCCGCGCTTGAGGCTTACCGTTCAGCACAGGGACGGGTGACGCCGCGGGATATGGAGATGTTGAGGGATTATTACGCGTCAGGACTGACGGAGGACTGCAAGAAGAAAGCTTTTTGGAGGCCGGACAGCCGCAAGAAGTTTTGGGAGTGCTTCGGGGATGTGCTCACCCACGCGGAACGCTGGGCAAAAGAGACACGCTGGAAGCCGGCAGCGGCCCGTAAGAAGCCGAAGCCCGAAGAACCACGGCAGCCGGAAGGGCCCGTTGTGACCACCGAAGAAGCCGCAGTAGAATTGAAGAATTGGAGAAAAGAATTGGGACTGGGAGGTGACGAATGAAGCAGGAATATAAGAATCTATTGAGGAAAATTATACACCGGAAGGTGAGTCCGTCGCAGCTGCTTATTCTGATGGAAATCCGAGACCATCCGGGCAGGATGTCGCGGGAGATTGCCACCCGTTGCCATTTGGATCCCAGCAATGTGTCTCACCGGCTGGATTATCTGGTGCGGGCCGGCGACGTGATCAGAATCGGCACACGGCCTTGCGTGTTTTATATCAGCAGGCAGGGGCGTGATTTTTTAGAGTGTCTTGAGGATTCAAAGCCAACAGGTTGATTGTCTCGGGCAAGAAGTATTGATTCTCACCAAATTGACGCGCTGAAAATCAGGAGGGTAAAATATTGGTATGAGAAGGAAGGATAACAAGACCAAAGTGACCGAGAAGAAGAAGGAGTTTGCGAGGCTTCTGGTTGCGGAAAAGTTGTCCAAGGCGGACGCTTATCGTAAGGCCCACAATCGCAAGGATATGAGTAATGTCGCAGCCAGCAAGGCGGCATCCCGTTTGTCCAAAGATGACGAAGTTTTGCGAATGATTGACAAATTGAATAAGCAACTGGATAAGTCTGCTGTGCTGACCAGGCAGCAGCGCATGGAATGGTTGTCCCGCGTAGTGACAACTCCCATCGGCAATGTTGGTAGCGCATCCGATCTCTGTCAGGAGGTTTCCATGGATGAAACCGGAGCGAAATTTAAGATGCCCTCAAAAATCGCCGCTATTGCCGAGCTTAACAAGATGGATGGCGCATACACTCCTCAGAAGATGGAAGTGGATGCAGGAGAGAATTTTATAACTCTGCTGTCCTCCCTGCCTTTTGAGCCTCCCGTGAAGCAGGGATAAAAACATTGATTCTCGCCAACTTGCATTTCCCGTGTTTTGTGGCTCATGATTGAGCCATGTTAAATTTTCTGGGAATGACGCGCCATTTGTCCACGACGGCAGGCTATGCCAAGCGCATAGGCTGGCTTTTGTTCGAGGATGTGACGCAATCTCCGTTCCCGGTAACAGGAGTTTCTTTCACCGGTGTGGTGAAGACGGAACAGGGAGACTTGCCCGTTGTTATTGAACACGGCGAGCAAGAACATTGTTTGGAGCTTACTTTTCCTGCCCTGCCTGTTGGCCGCTGGCCGTATGCCATTCATGCACAGGATGAGTCCGGAGAGGATTTGAGGCTGTTTTCCGGTTATATTGGGGCCGTGGATTCTGTGGCTCCTGTTGAGTCGTCCACGGTGTACGATATTCCTGCAATGGGTATTACGATACCTGTTGAGGCAAGTAAGACGATCAAGGCCCAGTGGCTTTCCAACACGGCCTCCATTATCGCGGCCCAACAGGCGCAACAGAATGCCAACACATCCTCCACCAATGCGGAAACGGCGAGCCAGGCAGCCAAGACAGCAACGGACGCGGCAGCCACCGCTGCTGCACGGGCCGAAGAGGCGGAAGGCTATGCAGGGTCTGCCTGGGCCTCCAAAAATGCTGCCGCCGATTCTGCGACCGCCGCCGGCACGTCCGCAACTAACGCAGCCCGTGACGCCAAGAGCGCCAATGCCGCTAAAACGGCTGTGGAGTCGCTGGCTACCACTTGGCCGGAAACGGTCAGCAACGGGGAGAAGAAGATTGTTGATGCCGGGAATGAGGCTGTTACTGCCATACAGGACAAGCAAGCCGATTCTGTTCTTGCCGTGGGACGTGCCTCACAGACCGCGCAGCAGAATATAGCCGGCGCACGAACGGATGCCGTTGCCGCCGTGCAAACGGCGCAGGAGAGAGCGGTGGGGGCGATTACGCCCCTTGTCCAGCGCGCCGAAACCGCTAAAGAGGCTATAGATCAGGCGGAGGGACGCATCAATACGGCGGCGACGAATGCCGCGAATTCTGCCACTAGCGCGGGCAACTCTGCAACAGCGGCGGCTAATGCTCTGGCGGCTATTCCGCAGGTGGACGAATCCGGCAACATGACGCTTCCCGGCAATATCACTGCCGCGGGAGGCACGTTTGACGGGACCGTCAACGCCAACTGCGGCATCAACATCCCGCTGGCCTTGGGGGCGCCGACCAATGAATCCGGCGTTAATCGCCTGTACGCTTCCGGGCTGGCCGCCGTCACGGAGGCGTTTTCTCCGCAAAGTTTCCTTTCCAGCTTTAGTTTGTACGGCGGGAGCGTCGCCGTAGATCAGACGGTTCCCGGCCAGGTGTGGAAACTCAGCAAGACGTCCGCAGATCCGGGAACAGTCCAGGTCAATTTGATGAATCCATTTTTAGGAACATCCAATTATTCGGGCTGGCATGGATTTGTTCTGCCAGTCGCTTTGGGCAATGCCGGAAGTACCGCTGCCCGAAAGCTGACTTTCGCGCTGGGCAAATCGGGGAATGTCGTCAAGAAGACGGCTGCGGAGATGGATATGTTCACTCTGTCCCCCGCTCCTGGGTCTGCCAGTTCTTTAGCAAGGTTCGTTGACGTCACGTTTTATATGATCAATAACGCGGCCACGAATCCGGCAGGTTATCCGGTAAGGGTGAGGGAACTCGTCTATGATTCCACTCAGGTCAAGTGGTTATGTTATGAGACGCTCTCCGTCTTCCCGTCTTTCAATACCAACCCGTCCTGCAATATGTTCCTCTCTTATCAACAGGACAGGCCGGGCCGCGACGTCAGAGCGGGATTGTGGATTGGCTCTAATGCGGCAGATTCCCGCCGTCTGTTGTGCATTGCCGACATGCACGGCGTTGTTGACACGTTCTCATGGACTGGCGTTGGAGCCTTGTATTGGGATAGCGACGGGACCAATTCTCATAGTTATCTTGGAGCGATGAGGCAGATGACGGCTCCGGGGTATAACCAGCCTAACGGGGCTTATGATGCGTTCCGGGCGTTGGAAACCCGGTTGATTCAGTCAACCACCGTAACAGAATTTACACCTTATGAATAACGCAGAGATACAGATACAGTTTCCTCGGCCCGGCCAGTGGGATGAATTCACCCTGACAGCCGTCTATCAGGACGCGGACGGGTACACCCGCATAGACCGCTATACGCAGGACGAAATTCCGGCGAACCAGACCCCGGCCATGGCCGCCGTCGTTGCCGCTCTGGTGGAACTGGGCGAGGACTGGCAAGCCGTCCAGGTATGGGCAAGGCTGGGAAAAAATGCCATAACCCTCGCGGAAGACGGCACCTATACAATGATTGATGGAGTGTGTTTGACCGTGGAGGCCGTCCATGCGGAGACCAAAGGCCGCAGGATTTTTACAGTCTCGGACTACCCGGCTTTTGTGATCACGGATCCTGCCGCCGTGGAGTTTTTCAAGCATTTCACTACTAAATAATATGAGCACGAATAAAGAAAAAGTGAGTTGGCTGACTGGTCTCCTGACCGGTTGGGGTATCAAAGAGAGTTGGGCAAAAGTCATCGCCGGAGCTGTGATTGGGGCCCTGGTTGCCGCGGGGATTCTGACGCAACCCGGCTGCGGGCATAACGTGGACGTCACCCCGAACCGCACCGAGGTGTGCAAGGACGGCTCCTGCCTGGTGCTGGAACCGGGGCATATCTCCTACAGTCAGGCCCAGCCTGTTACGGACGTTCCGCCCGTTGTTCAACCCCTTAAGAAGTGAGGCCATGTGCAAACCCCTCAAGGAATATCTGGGAGTGATCCGCGATTATACGCGTGAGATCGTCACTTTCGGCGGTTTTGTGATAGCCGTGTTCATCTACCTGGATTTCCGCGAGGTGGTGAAGGAACAGGCTACCAACGCGGCCCATACGGCGGAGATCCTGCGGACGATGGATACCCGTCTCCAGCATTTGGAGAATTACCACCAGCAACAGCTTAAACAGCGAGATTAATTCCAACTGTAAAGTTTTTCTTACAAGTTCCCTTTATCTCATAGCCAATAGTTTATAACTTAATTAACCATGCCGGAACGATACCTTTATTTACTCGTCATTGAAACTCCCGGACGCAAGCAGGAGATGCACATGCTGCACAGCAGGAAGCAGCGTACAGCCTACAAAGCCCAACACGCGGAATGGCATCTCAACAGCACCTACGTGGAGTATGACTTGCCGGAACATCTTATTAACCAATACCTGAACAAATGAATATCGCTTTAGACATCGGACACGCCAAAGGAACCGGAGCTCGTGGAAACGGGCTGGAAGAGCACGACGTGGCATGTGTGATAGCACGCCATCTTTTTGCGCAGTTGAAGGATATGGGACATACCGTCCATGTTCTTGACTTTCCGGACAAAGGCAATACGGAAGACCTGAACGCCACCATCAAGGTTGCCAATGCGGACGGATACGACTTCGGTATTTCCCTGCATTGCGATTGCGCCCATGACAGACAGAATGCCTGTGGCGCTCATGTATGCTTTTATCCTGGATCTGTTCAGGGAAGCCGCCTGGCCGCCTGTATCGCCGAGCCTCTGGCAGACCTTCTGCCGGGACGAGCCAATACGATTCAAGCCCGGCCGGGGCTGGCCATCCTCAAGCAGACTCGTATGCCATGGGTATTGTGCGAATGCGGGTTTATCAGTAACGCCGGGGATGCGGATATCATGAAGCATCATCCGGAGAGCATTGCCAACGCGATTGCCGAGGGCGTCCGGGATTTTACGGCGCAGGAGCTTGTTTAGTTGTTTTCCATTAGTTGTTATGGGATCTATTTTCAAACCTAAAGTGACACAGGCTCCGGCTCCGCCGGTAGTAGAAGAGCCGCTGAATCCGACGGCTACGGAGAAGTCTGTTTCCGATGCTTCGGAGGATGTTCAGACCAAAAGTAAGCGCAGGTTGAAGCTGTCCGATACGGTGAATAATCCGAATCTGTCCGGCGGTTTGTCCACGTTGCGCAAAACCCTGGGATAGCAGCCATGGAGGTACGCGATTACATTTCCCTGGCAGATAATCTGCGCACGGAACGCGCCGCTTTTGAAGGCGGCTGGGATGAAATGCGCCGTATTATCATGCCCAGGGCTACGGGCAACGCTTATCCCGACCGCGTACCTGATCACAGCGGTGGATTGGAGCATAGCGACGTCGCCAATAACAGCCTGAAGAAGCTGGCATCCGCCCATTTGACTTATATTACGCCTTTGGACAGGCGCTGGTTTACCTTGCGCCCGGTAGGTTTTAATAAGGATGGGAATCAGGCTTTGAATGATTGGTACAGCAAGGTTACGGAGGTGATGGAGCGGGAACTTGCCGTTTCCAATTTTTATTCAGTGATTCATGAGGTTTACCTTGATCGCTGCCTGACGGGAACCGGCTGCATGTTTGCCGAGATGAATATTAACAGGCAGCTGATTTTCCGGCACATTCCCACGGGAACTTACGCTATCGCGGAGTCGGAGTCAGGGGATGTTGATACGCTGGTGCGCTGGTTCCGGCTGACGGCTCACCAGGCGGCGCAGAAGTGGAAGGAGGAGGCTCTGGGCCCAAAAGTGCGGAGAGCGCTCAAGGATGCCAGGAGACGCTATACGGATTCTTTCGAGTTTGTGCAATGCGTCCTGCCTAACCCGCAGGGCAAGCTGTTGTCCGACCATGTGCCGCCTGGCAAGAGAGCGTGGAAGGACGTCATTATTTCGTTGGACGATAAGAAGATTGTGTTTGAGAGCGGTTTTTTCGAATTTCCGTTTCTGGTGACGCGCTTTCTGCGCTGGGGAGACAGCCCCTACGGGGTGGGACCGGCATGGTTCGCGCGGCGCACGATCCGCATGGCTATCGACATGGAGAAGATTCTTTACACGCTGGGACAGACAAAGGCTTATCCGAGGCTTTTCCTGCTGGCAGAGCAGTATGGGGAGGTGGATTTGCGCGCCGGAGGCAGGACCGTCATTTCTCCGGAAGCGGCGGAACTTGGCTTGCCGCGCGAATGGGGCACACAAGGGGAGTATGATATCGGGCTGGAATACCTGCGGGGCCTGTACGCCAAGATTGAAGAGGCTTTTTACGTTCCCATGCTGGAAACCGTTTCCCGCATCGACCGCCAGATGACGGCTACGGAGGTGGCGGCCCGGGAAGCCGAGAAGGTGCTTGGGTTTACGCCTTCTTTTACGTTGTTTGTGAGCGATTTCAGGATGATGTGCCAGCGTATTATGGCCCTGTTGTACCGCGCCGGGAAACTTCCGGAGCCGGTTCAGGGCGTGTTTGAGGTCAACCGGCGGGGCGCTCCTACACGCCTGGCCGTCCCCCAGGTTCAGTTCATGGGCAAGATTGCCCAGGCGATTGCACGTACACAGACGGACGGCTTGATGACGGCTCTTGAGTCTATCGGCACTTTGTCGCAGATGACCGGCCGACCGGAGCTGCTGGATATTGTGAATCTCAATAAGGCCGGGGAATTGATTTACGATTCCAAGGGCGCCCCGATGGAGTGCAAGGCGACAGAGGATGAGGTGAAGGAGAAGGAGACTGAAAGGAAGAATCAGCAGGAAGCGGCCATACAGGCAGCCATTGCCGAACAGTCCTCCGTGGCTAACAGGAATAATGCCCAGGCCCAGCAGGCTTTACAAACGACATGAAGACAGACCCCACCAATAAGTACGAACAGTACATGAAGCGCCGCAGAAGGATTTTCCGGGAAGCATTCAGGAATCCGGAAGTCCTGGAGGAGCTGAAGAGACATTTCCAGACCGATCTTCCCTGTTTCCAGGGGAAGGCCGGTTCTTACGACCCCCTTGACGCTATGCGTCGAGACGCCTACCGCGAGGTGGTTTTGTTCATCGAAGCGGTCATGGGCAATCATTACGAACCAGAAGAAGAGATATAGAAGAAGTACCATGATTTTATTTAAGTTGTACCATAACCGGTTTCTTTTTGAAGAGGCTCCGGAGAATGGAGGCGGTGGCGGAGGAGGTTCCGCCGCCCCTTCCGCTTCCGGACGTCCCAGCCTGGCTAATCCTGCACCGGAGCCGACTCCGGCGGATGATGAGCAGCCGAACCCTCCTCCCCCATCGGATCCGGGTTCTCCGCAGGGAGATCCGCCTTCCCAGGGGGATTACGTGTTGACGTTCGATGATACGTTTTCTGGAGACGAGACGCTGCAGCAGTTGCTGACCGAGACCGGCAAGGCCCACGGGCTTCCTGTCGAGGGGCTTTCCGCGTTTATCAAGGATATGGATGCGCGTCTGGCGGCCAAAGCGACCGAACAGAAGCAGGCGCAGGATGCCGCCATGGAAGAGGCCTGGAGACAGCTGGATGGAGAGTGGGGCCGGGACAGCGACGCACGCCAGATGCGCGCCGTTCAAATGGCCGGGAGGTTGTGCCGCATGGCCGGTATCGACCAGAGCGTGTTTAATGAGATGGGCATTGCCGATCATCCGGCCATGTACAGGATTCTGGATGCAGTAGGCCGGATTCTGGACGAGCCGGCTCTTCCGGCGCCTCCCGGACGGCAGGAACAGCAGGCCCGCGGCGAAGCCCGGCGCATGATGCACGATCCGGAACACCCGGATTATTCGGCATTCCACGATTGCGACCATCCGCGTTTTGCCGAGGTGAGGGCCAAGTATATGCGACTGATGGGTGCGTAAGCAGATATTGCTTTTCCAGCAAGCCCTGTTTCCTTTTTGGGAGCAGGGCTTTTTTAAGGAAGAAGTTCCGGTAGGGATTCCGCAGCGGAGCGCAGCTGATCCACGGAGGGGCGGATGTACACGCTATGCACGGCGGAAGAGTCATGCCCCACCAGCTCCATGGCCAGCCCCTGCGATACGCCTGATGCCTGCAACAACGTGGCCGCCGTGGCCCGAATGCTGTGGAAGGACTTGCTGTTCATCCTCCTTCTGCGGCCGCCGGCCGCTCCATGCACCACGCCGATGCCATGGGTGCGCAACAGGAGGCCGAATTGATAGGACGCGCCATCCCCCAGGGCCAGCAGGGGCGCGTGAAGTAGTTCATCCGCCGGTTCCCCCGCTTCCTTCCAGCGGGCAAGCGCCCATTGGTAAAAGC